CATGTCGCGAGACAGCGCGGCGTAGATCTGGCGCATCTCGCGGACGTCGGAGCTGGGGTTCAGCGGCGACGAGTTGGAGATCGCCTCGCCCACGTCCGACCGGATGCGCTTGAGCGCCGAGTAGGTGAGCCGGCCACCGCCGGCGGCCAGGTCCTGCTCCAGGTTGTCCCGCAGCCGCAGGATGGTCGGCTGCACCAGCGAGCCGGTGGTGGCCGCGGCGCCCGGGTCCGGCGTCGTCAGGCGCACCACGGTCTGCCAGGTGTTCGCCAACGGCGCCGGCGTGTTGTCGGGGATCAGGCGGTCCGCCTGCCAGTACAGCGCGCGCTTGACGGCGTTGGTGTTGTTCCGGAAGGTCTGCGCCCCGCGCTCGATGGCACGGCCGGCACGCTCGCCGCTGGCGTTCGGCGACAGGTCGTCGGCCATCTGCCGCAGGCCCGCGCCGATGTCGTCCGCCTGGCGCTTGGCGAACCGGTTCATCACGCCGGCCGAGGTTGGGCCGCCGGCCAGCAGGTTCTCAATGCCTTGGGCGAACCAGTTGCCCGAGGCCTGGCCGACGGACGGCGTGGCGCCGACCTGGGCGAAGTCGTCGATTGTGCGGCGCATCTGCTCGCCGCTGCGCCCGCGCACGGCACCGCGCAGGGTGGCCGCGGCACCAGCGGACCCCGCACCCGGGGCCAGGCCGCCGACCAGCCCTGCGGCCAGCTGCGTCCCCTCGCCTGCGCCAGTCTCGCGCGCCACGCCCGCCGCGCCGGCGCCGGTGGCGGTGCTGACGGCCTGCAGCTTCGGCTGGGCGGTCAGCAGGTCGGCAGCGGCGGTGCGCACGGACGGCGCAGCCACAGCGGACCGCCCGGCGTTCAGCGCGCCGCCGAGGCCCATGGTCAGCGCCGTGCCGGTCAGCGCCTCACCGATGTCGCCCATGACGCGCTCGCGGCCCGTCTCTGGCGTCGGCAGGCCCAGCCGGTCTGCCAGCGCGGACGCGGCCTCCCGGTAGGTCGGCTGGTCGCCGGGGACCAGGTAGTAGTTGAAGGCATCGCCGCCGATGGCTCCGATCAGCGACCCGGCACCCTGGATGACCGAGCGCGCCGACATGCCGAGGTCGCGCATCAGGCCGCCGCCCTGCTGTGGCTGGGCGGTCTGGGCCTGGGATTCCGGTATGCCTCCGACGATGTCGATCTCCAACGTGCCGTCGCCGCCGAGTTCGCCGTCGCCTTGCAGCGCCGAGCCGTTGTCCCAATAGCCGGCCGGCGCCAGGATCTCGTCCTGCTCCCACGGCGCCGCGGCAGCGGAAGGTTGCTGGGCGGCGACCGGCGCGGGCGCGATCAGCTCATCCTGATCCCAGGGGTTCGCCATCACTTCTTCCTCCGCACCGAGCCGTCGGGGGCGATGTACGTGGCGCCGGAGGGCAGCCGGGCATAGTCATCGGGGGTCTGGACGCGGGCGGCGCCAGCGGTTTGCGGCTGCGCAGGGCCCTGCCCCCGCGACAGGATCGCTTGCTGGCGGGCAAGAGCTGGCGCGATGGCATCGCGGAGATCGATCAAGGCCGTCCGGTAGTCCTCCAGGCTCTGCGAGCGATCCAGGCGGGCCATCGCTCGGGTCGCGGCCTCGCCTTCCTTCTCGGTGATCGCGCCGGCGCCCTTGAGCTGGTTGAACGCCGCGAGGAACGCCTTGCCCGAGATCTGCTCAGCACGGGCAATCAGGCCCCGCGCCTTGCTCCCGGGGAGGTAGTTCAGCGGGTTGACGCTGCCCATGCCGACGATGGTGCCCAGATCCGGGTCGGCGAGCAGCTCGTCGATGACCTTGATGGAGGACTGCATGGTCTCGATGGCGGCGGGCGCGGCGGCTGCCTGCTCGACCGCCGTCTTGCCGCGCTCGATACCCACCGCCTGGTCCACGGCGGCCCGCCCGCGCATCGCGAGCTCGGTCGGCAGGTACTGCAGCTGCACGCCGAGCTTGGCGGCCTCGGTGGCGGCGGCCTGTTCTTCCGGGGTGCGGCTGGCGAAGGGGTTGCCGCCTCCGGCCAGGCCGCCATTGACCGGGTCGGATACCAGCACGCCGTCCTGCACGGGCGCGGGGGATGTGCTGTGCGCGGCGGCAGGGGCTGCGGACGCGGCCGGCGTCATCTCGCCCATGTCGGCGAGATAGGCGTTGGTCGCGGCAGCGGCGGCGGCATCGTCCAGCCCGGCCGCGCGCATGCGGTCGTAGAAGGACTGGGCCGCGCTCGCTGCCTGCTCTGCATCTGCCGGCGCGCCAGCTCGGGCGGCGCCAGGTGCAGCAGACGGCTGGCCCTGCACCGGCCCAGCGAAGGAGCCGAAGGACGGCCCGCCGCCGATGGTGGTGGCGCCCACGCCGCGCGGATCCAGCGCGACCAGGTAGGTGCGGCCGTCCGGGCCGGTGACCTCCTTGTACTGAATCGCCGCGCTGGACTGGCGCGCGATCTCGCCGTTGGCGCGGCGGAAGAAGTCGCGGTATCCGTCCGTGCCGGGCTGGTAGCCAGCGGCCAGGGCCTGCAGGTGAAGCGCGCGGAACTGCGAGGGCGTCGCCTCCCCCGCCGCGTCCCGCGCCATGGCGACCCGCTGGCGCGCCTGCTCGAAGGCCGGGCGCATCTCCTCGGTCCACGCCGGCGGCGCCGGGTTGCCGGTGACGCGGCTCAGGAACGGGCTGATCTCCTTGAACCTGGCCTGGATCACCCGGTCGTCGCCGGTCTCCAGCGCCTGGCCGAAGTAGTCCAGCGCGCCGCGCAGGCGCCGCAGCTGGCTGTCGCCGGCATCCTGCACGGCGGTCGCGGCCTTGGGGTCGATGGCTGCGGCCTGGTTGAAGGCGTCGGGGTCGCCGGCAAGGATCTTCGGCGCAAGCGTGCGCAGCGCGTTCCGGTCTTCCTGCTGCTGCTGGTAGGCGCGCGCCCTCTGGCCGGCCTGCTGGCCTTCGATGAAGGCGGCGAATGCGTTCGTGGCCATCAGGCTCCGTACCCCTTCTTGTAGCCGTAGTAACCCATGCCGGCGTTGATGCCGTCGTTGACCGAGTCCGCCATCTGTCCGTAGGCCGAGGCACGGGCGCTGGCGACACCCCACTGGTTCTGCGCCACGTTGTTGGCATGGGTCTGGCCGAAGCCGCCCAGCTGGTTGGCGGTGCCCTGCCCGGTCTGCGACAGGCCGGCGAGGCGGTTCCAGTAGTTGCCCAGGTTCTGGCTTGCGAGCTGCTGCCCGAACTGGATCCGGTCGGCGTCGGCGCCGCCGCCCCACAGGTTGCCCTGCGCGGTGGCGCCGGCGTCCAGGGCCTTGGTGCCCAGCTGCAGGGCCGCCTTGTAGTCCGGGCTCTCGAAGAACCCGGAGTAGTCGCCCTGCAGCAGCTGCTGCTGGCGGTCAAGCGCCCAGCCGCCGGCCTCCAGCCACGGCATCATGTCCTCGCGGGTCTGGTTGTACTGGCGTGCGGATTCGGCCGTGGCGTTGCGGCCAGCCTCCTTCGCGGCGCTGGCCGACTTGTTCGCCGCGTACATGTTGGCGGCGGTGCCGACGCCGACGGCTACTGCAACCATGCTCATGGCTGGTCCTCAATCAATGGGGTTTCGGGGATGGTGAACTGCGTCTCGATGGCAGCCACATCGGTGAGCTTGGTGGGGAACACGTTCAACCACTGGACGTCCTCGATCACCGCGCCCACCTTCTTGCAGCCGGGCGGGGAGACGAACATGCAGGGCGCGCGCAGGTCGCGCACGGCGCCGTCCGGGCCGGTCACGCGGATCACGCCGGCCAGCAGGACGTTGAGCGTCGAGAAGCGATGCATCTTCCCCACGATCACGGTCCCGGCCTTGGCGTGCATCAGCCGGCCGTAGATGCCGTGTGCGAAGTAGTGCTCGAGCGGACACTCCACCTGCGGCATGCGGGCCATGCAGGCTTCCAGGCGGCGCACCTGCTCGTAGGTAGGCCGTGGCGGCAGCGCTTCGAGCGCGCCATCGATGGGGCTCAGCTCGCTATCGCTCACCGGTCCACTCCCTGGAAGACACCCACCACCGCGAGCACGTCGCGGCGGCGCGGGCTGCTGCACTCGAAACGGTAGACGCGCTGGCGCGAGCGGCCCAGCCGCGTCCACTCCACGCGCAGACCGTACTGGCCGGTCTCGCCGATGCTGGCCTCGTCCCACTCCGACCAGTTCGGCTGGCCGTCGTCGGAGTAGCTCATGCGGATGGTGTGGTCAGGCATCGGCCAGCTCCACGATCAGGTCCACGTAGACCACGCTGGCGCCCGGGCGGTCGTTCTCGTCGTTACAGCGCAGGGCGATGACGTTCTCGCCCACCACCAGGCTTTCGGCTGGGATCGTGAAGGTCTGCCCGGTCCCGCCGTTGTGGTCCACCGGCGTGGTGATGACGGCCTGCCCGTTCACGTACACCACGCAGTGGTCCTCGATGTAGAGCACCACGCGCAGGTCCTGGGCCGGCACCTTGCTCAGGTAGAGCGTGCGGCGCAGCCACAGCCGGGTGAACACCTCCCATGCGGTGCCGAACTCGGTGGCGAAGCGCGCGTCATAGGCGGGCGGGGACACAAGGCCGGTCGGCGCACCGGAGGGCACGTCGGAGGGCCCCCAATTCGATTCCCAGCCGCCGAAGGGGGCGGTGCCGGTGGCCCAGCCGGAGTCGTCGAAGTCCGGGGCCGAGTAGTCGGTTGGATCACTGGCGGCCACCTGCAGGTAGCGCCAGTCCGACAGCTGCGCGGGCAGGATGATCGGTACCGTGACCTGGTCGCTCAATTCCGCCCACAGGCCGTTGGCGTCGACCACGCGCAAGGTAAGGTTCATCGTGCCGGCCTCGGTCGGCGTGCCGCTGAGCGTGGCCGTGGCCTGGTCCCACGACAGGCCGGGCAGCAGCTCGCCGGAGCGGATCACCGTGCGCACCACCGCGGCGGTGCCGGCGGTGACGGTGTAGGCGAAGCTGTACGGCTCGCCCACCTCCCCGTCGGGCGCCTCGCCGGTGATCGCTGGGCCAACCGGCTGCGCGGCAAAGGCGGCGGCCGGCACCTCGACCTGCCCCACATCCATCACCAGCTCGAGTCGGCTGTGCACCAGCTCGTTCTGGTTGTCGTGGATGACCGGCAGGGTGAAGCCAGAGACGAACTCGGTGTCTCCCTCCCACGGGTAGCCCCAGTCCAGGCGCCAGATGCGGCCCTTCTGGAAGTCGCCGGCGTACCAGGCGCCGTTGCTCCGCGCGGTGCAGTTCGGGCGCCAGCGCTTGAGTCCATACGACTCGCGGCGGTGCCACTCCTGCTGGGAGGTGTCCCAGCCCCAGGTCTGGCCGTCCAGGAAGGTCCAGTAGACGACGGTGTGCCCCTCGGACTCCCAGACGAAGGCGAAGGCGTTCCACCAGTCCTGGCCGCGGATGGCCTGCTCGATGGGGCGGGTGGAGATGCGGCGGCTGTTGTAGCCGTCCAGCTGGTAGAAGTAGCCGTCCGAGCCCAGCCAGAAGACGTTGTTGTCGGCCTCGACCACCGTGTGCGGGCCGGCGCAGCCCTTGTCCAGGAAGATCCTCTTGGAACGGAACGGCTGCTGCGCGGCGCCGGTGTTGCCGAAGAACTCGCCCGAGTTTGCCGACAGCAGCAGCAGCTCGCCGCCCAGCCGGGCCATGCTGACCAGGCGGTCCGGGCGATATTCGGAGGTCCAGCGGTCCAGGGTGTTGTAGTCCAGCGCATTGGCGGCTCCGCTGCTGAACGCGAACCGCCCCGCCGGATCCAGGCCCAGCATGTAGCCGTCCATGAAGCGGACGATGGGCGAGCCGGGGAAGCCGCTGTCGGTGATGCGTTCGAACACCTCGGTGTGGGTGTCGTAGACGTAGCCAGCGCTCCCGTTGACCACCGTCAGCTGCTGCCCGTTGGCGCGCTGGTTGTGGTCCATCGACACGCGACCGTTGCCGGGGATGGTGCCGATCGGCACGGCCACGCCCTTGGGGGTGATCCGGTACAGCGTGGTGCCGATGACGGCGAACAGGCGGCCTTCGCAGTCGTGCATGCCGCGCACCGGCGGCGCGCCTTCCAGCTCCAGCCACGGATACAGGCCCGGCGGGGTCTTGAGCATCAGCGGCGAGCGGGCGCCCTGCTTCTCCGCGCGGCACGGCAGGTAGTTCCACACGTCCTGCTGCGAGAACGGGCGGTCCTGGTCGGCGTAGAAGCCTGTGACCAGGGGGACGGGCTGGTTGCGCATCAGTAGAAGCGATCCGTGCGGGTGTCGTAGCCGTGCGGGGTCAGGCCGCGATCGGGCCTCAGCGGGTTGGCCGCCTTCACGTCGGCACGCAGGTCGCCCAGGTCGCGGGCGGCGGTGCCCACCACGACGGCCGGCGGCTCGATGCCGTACTCCGGCGCCAGCGTCATGGCCAGGTTGTAGGCGATGGCCTGCTCGGCCTCAACCGGGCACGGCATGTCGTCGGACGGGTTGGCGACGGGCCGCCAGCCGATGGCCAGCCCGTTGGCCTCCCAGCGCGCGCACATGCTGTTGAGCGCGGCGATGCCGGTCTGCATGTCCACTGCCTTGACCGGCTGCCGCGCGTCCTGCACCTGGATCAGGCGGAGCGCCCGGGCAACGATTTCCTGCACCTTGGCCATGCGGACCTCGAAAAGAGAGGGGCCGACTTGCGCCGGCCCCTGGGGGTTACTTCTTCTTGGAATCGGCCTTGGCGTCCTTCGCCGCGGCCTTCTCGTCGGCCTCGCGCTTGGCCTTGGCAAGCTCCGCCGCAGCGTCCTGGGCGTCGAGTTCCTCCTCGGCGTTCCAGGGCTCGCCGTTGGACTTCGGGAAGTCCGGCTCGGACCAGCCGTTGGCCTTGGCCGCGTCCACGTCCTCGGCGGCGAACAGGCGCGGCGTGCCGCCGTTCTCGCCGTCCTTGACCAGGTACAGCGCGTGCTTCTTCTCGGTGCTCATTGGCAGATCCTTAGCTGGCGGCCTGGGTGATCAGGCCCAGCGCCTTGAGGGCATCGACGATGCCCTGCGCGGTCGGGGTGGCGTCCACCTGCGGGCGCACGGTCGGGGTGGTGCCGTAGAAGCCGACCTTGCTGGTGGAGTTGCGGCCGACCAGGGTGCCGTCGGCGGTTTCCTGCGCGGCAGCGGCCTGGGTGTCGTTGGAAAGGGCCATGGGGGTACCTCCTTAGGTGAACAGGGTGGGATCGTTCGGGATGACAACGCCGAACTCGGGACGCAGGACCGCCGAACCCCACAGGATGTCCACGCGGTTCAGGAACTGGTCGTTGATCGTGTCGTAGTCGCGGATCATGCGGACGCTCAGGCCGCCGGGGCCGCCGATGGTGGCGCGGCTGGCTTCCTTGTTCTCCGGCAGCGGCAGGTCGACGGACGCGAAGGTGACGAAGTCGCGCGCGAAGGCCAGGTTGACGCCGGTCTGGCCGGTGGCGCCCAGGATGGTGACCGCCGAGTTGTCGGCCGGCATCGCGGTGACGTTCTTCTCCGGGCCCTCGGCCACCAGCGCCGGGGACACCTTGAGGCCGCCCGCGCCACCGGCGTAGTCCTCGGTGACCACGAAAGTGCGCAGGGCGCCGGTGCTCTCCTTGGTCGCCGGGTTGACCGCGTAGACGTTGGCGAAGGTGACGTGCTGGCCGGCGCGGATGGTGCCGGTGCCGCCGTCCACGGCCACGGTGGTGGCGCCGTTGGTCGGCACGCCGTTGACCAGGTAGCCCGCCGCGGTGCCGAAGGTGGCGGTGCCCAGCGCCTGCGCCGGCATGATCGCGGTCTCGTACCAGTCGAAGCCCGCGGCGCGGCCCATCAGGCCCTCTTCGTACTGGCGCTTGAGCTGGCTCTGGCTGTTGAACAGGCCCTTGAGCTGGTCGATCACCTGCACCGTGCCGCTGGTGTTGGTGAGCATGAAGCGCTCGGACGGGGCCAGGTTGTCGGTGAGCAGCTTGTTGGCCAGCAGGGCCTCGCGCAGGTCCAGCTTGCCGTCGGCGTTGGCGACGAAGTTGGCCGCGTACGGGAGGGCGCGCTGGATGACCATCGACTCGATGGACGAGGCCAGGTTGGCCAGCGGCTGGTCCAGATAACGGGCGCGGAAGTCGTCGATGTCCAGGGCCAGGTCGGCCGAGCTGTACACCAGGTCGATACCGGTCTGGTCGGTGATGCTCAGCGGCACGGTCTTGTCGACCATGTTGCCGGCGTCCATGATCCGGCCCTTGCGGACCTTGGCGTTGGTCGGCACGCGGATGTTGACGGTGCTGCCGATCTTCGCGCCGGTGACAGCGAACTCGTCGCTGTACTCCATGTTGATGCGGTTGAGGAAGGTGAACTTCTGACGCAGCGCGCTGAGGATCTCGCGCGTGATCAGGCTGGTGGTGAGGTACTGGTTGGCCATGTGCCTGGTTCCTTGGGGATGGGATTAGCGGTTCGGGAGGCCCTTGGCCGCACGCTGCTCCCGGCGCCACTGCTCGTATTCGCGCTGTGTCATCTGGTCCGGGGACTTCGTGATCGCCGGCGCGCCGCCGGAGAGCGTCGTGACGGGCGCAGGGGCGCGGGTCACGGTCTTGGGGTTGGGCTGAGCCGTGGGCGGCGGTGGCGGCGCGGCCTGCGCGCTGAGCTTCGCCTCGATGCGGCCGATGGCACGGGCCATCGCTCGCTCGGACATCTGCGCGATCTGCGCGGCTTCCTGCGGGTTCTTGCCCAGGTAGTAAGCAATCGCGGGCGGGTTGTCGGTCTCGATGATTTCCTCGGCCATGGCCTTGGTGATCGGGACCTGCGGGTTGAGCGCCACCTGGTCGTAGTCGGGGTGTTCGGCCCGGAAGGCCTCCACCCGTTCGGCCAGGGCGCGCTGCCGCTGCTGCGCCCGCTCCTGCTTCCTCTCCTGCTCCCGCATCCACTGGTAGTGGCGGCGGTTGAACTCGGCCACGTCGAAGTCGCAGGACTCCAGCGTGGGCTCGTCGGTCTCCGCGCGGGACGCCGCGGGCGCGGGCTCCGTGCCGGCCTGGGCGGGCTGTGGCGGCTGCTGCTGCTGCCGCATCGCCTGCTCACGCCAGTACTGGGCCTCGCGTTCTGCGTCGTACCTCGCCTTGGTCAGCTCGTCGATGCGTTGGTGGACCCCGGGCTTCTTCCGGGGCTTAGCGGGCGCATTGCCCGAATCCGGGTGTGCCGATTCCCCGGGCTGGTTCTGCGTGTCGGCCGGCTCGTCCTGGCCGTCGTCGCCAGCATCGGCAGCGGCCGGCTGCGCGGCCTCCTGCTTCTGCGGCTCGGCGGCGGCCTTGCGGGCCTCACGCGCGGCGATGCCTGCGTCCAGGTGGCTGTTGTCCACCGGCTCGCGCGGCTTGATGTCGGTGGTGCTGGTGCTGGTGTCGTTGGTGCTGTCGGTCACGTGCGCCTCCACGGCGAAAGGCCCCGGTCAGGGCTGGCCCGGGAATCCGCCCGGTGCGGGTGCTGCATGTGCGCCGGCGCCGCCCACAAAAAAGCCCCCTTGCGGGGGCTGGTTTGAGGCGGCTGCCGGCGGGAGGGGCGGTCCTGCCGTCCCTATCTGGAGGCCAAGCTGGAAGGCTTGGCTCATGTTCTCGATCTCCTGGCCCTCGGCCTCGGCCAGGGCTTTGCGGGCGGCAGCGCCATCCTTCTCGGCGGCGGCCACGTCCTTCGGGTTGGGCTGCGGCGGGGGCGGCGGCTGCTCGCCCTCGGCCGGCTCCAGCAGGCCCTGGTTGACCAGCAGCTTGCGGGCAGCCTCGCGCACGTCCTCGAGCATCGGCGCGTCCAGGTTCTTGATGAAGCCGTACTTGGCGACCATGCCGATGGGCGTGGGGTCGTTGGCCAGCTGCATCATGGCCTCGGCGGCCTCCATGCGCTGGGTGGTGTAGCTCGGGCCCACTGTCACGGTCACGTCGTAGCGGCCTTGCGTGAGGTCGTTGAGCGTCACGACCTGGCCGGTCTGCTCGTCGACCACAGTGCGGTTGACCGCCACCACCCGCTCGGCCCCGTCGTCGCCCACGATCCGGATCTGTCGCTCGGTGTCGTACACCGCACTGATCAGGTCGTTGATGATCTCGAAGTCGTATTTCAGCGCGTAGCTGAGGTTGTCGATGTAGTCGAAGTTGGCGACGTCGCCCTCGCGCTGGCGCGCGAGGATCGCCCGGCCGCTGGTCTCGTTGGACCGCGCGCCGAGGCTGGCGTCGTAGATGCCGGTGGCGGCCTTGATGTCGTCGCTGCTGATCGCCGCGGCCTGCGCCAGCGCGGCCGGGAATGCCGGCGGCGCCTCGCGGGACGGCTTGCCCCCGTTCGGCAGGGCCGGGTTGGCCTTGTACAGCAGCACCGGCGGGCGCCTGGTGCGCATCGACTGATACTGGGCCTCGTAGCCCTCGATCGAGGCGGCGTCCGCCATGAACGGGCTGTACGGCTGGTCGGCCAGCGTCTCGATGAACGTGCTGCGCTCGTAGTTGTACATGCGCTGCGCGTCCTTGGCGAAGCGCGTGGCACCGAAGAACCGGTCCTTGCCATTGAGTCTGATCAGCTCGCCCCAGCACGGCACGAGCGGGATGAACTTGCCGGCCCACTCGTTCGGGCCTTCGAGGATCTCCGCGCCGGAGACGATGCACTGGTAGACCTTGTCGCGCTCGATCACCCGGCGGCGCTGGATGGTGATGCCCTGGGCCGCCAGCTCGTCCTCGATCAGCGCCAGGTCGGCGGCCTCGTGCACGCTGCCATCGGTCAGCAGCACGATCTCGACCTGCTCGGCCTTCTTGTACCAGTACTCGGCGACGGTGACCTCGTGCTCGCCCC